CAACAGCCTTTTCCATTTCGTCAGCACACACCGTTATAAGCCCTGCATACACCTCAGCCGACGTGCTGTCAAGTCCGCTTAGCTCCATGAAATTGCTCTTTACATTGTCTTTGCTTATTGCCATTTTCCTGCTCCTTTCAAAAAATATACCCGCCCACCGTCCCTTTTTTTCATTGTCCTCTCAGCTTACTTTGTAGTTTTCAGCGTCCTTACAGCACCGCTCGTAAGTACAGAGAAACCTGCAAGCACTGAGCAAACGATCTCGTTGCACTGATTAGTAATAAGCTTATCGTAGTCCACGATAACATCTCCTCCAAGCACCATTTCAACAGCACTGCTCTGGTCGATGCCCACCGCAATACCGCCTGTGAGCTGAGGGCATTTTACAAGCGTTACACCATATGGCGTCTGAACTGTGCCGCCTGCCATATAGTCGCCAATGCAGTATTTCATCTCGTCCATAGCAAGGATCTTAGCCATAACATCAGGAGTACAGATCATGGTCGTCATGTTAAACTCGCCCATGGAAGCCCAAAAAGCCGCCAGATCAGCGTAAGTAAGCTCACTGCCAATAAGAGTCTGAGCTGTAATACCTCTTGTTATCTCAGTCATAGCAAAGCTGTTCACATCTCTGCTTATGGTCGCTCCAAGGTTTTTCAGCACCACGCCGAAAGCCTCAAGCTTCTGCTTTCTTACAGACTCAAAAGAACAGTTAAGACGTCTTGCAAACTTTGTGAGAGTCTTACTGGCGGTGCTAAGTCTGACAGTTGTGATAGGCACATTTCCACCCTCTGCCACAACGTCAGTTGAACCTGACTTTGTAACGTTCAGACCTCTGAAATCCACTCCGTCAGTGTATGAAACAGCCGCCGCTACCTTGCCCATGATAGAAGCCTCGTCCATGCCCTGCTTGACAGTGCGTCTTATGTACTCAGGGAAAAGCACTGCCGACTCAGTGGAAATGAAAAATTTCTCCACCCTGTCAGAATTTGCACCCTTTACCTTGATGTCAAAACGCTTGAGCTGTCTTTCAAAAGCGTCAAGACCTTTAAGCTCGGTGTTCTCATAGTTTTCGTCAGGATCAAGCTCAGCCAGCGCCTGTGTGAATGTCTTGCCTGTGATAGAATAAAGTCCCTTTTCAAGTTTGATATTGTTGTACATATTATTTTCTCCTTTTCGATAATTAAATTTGTCCGATTTTTTTGTACTGATTTTCGTATCATCGAAAACCATTTGTCTTTTCGGGTGAACACTGTTCGCCCCTACAGTGATGATATCACATTCTGGCATTTAAGCCCCTATCTCCACATTGTCATCGCCCCCTTTCACATCTGTCCCTTACATCTTGTAATCCCCCGTGATAAAGCTCTCCCTTTCTGCTTTGTAGACCTCCTCATTCTCAGCCGCCTGCTTTTCAAGCCTGCCACGGAAGTCAATAAGCTCCGTAACTGTCATAAGCTCCGCAAGTTCTTTCACACGCTTTGCACTCATAAAAGGCTTGCAGAAATAGCTGAGCCTTAAAACGTCCTTTTCAAAAGCTTCCCTCGCAAGGGCAAGCTCATAGCTCTTGTCGGTGCTTTCCTGCTTCTCCCTTAAAGCAAAACGCTTCGTTACCCCTGCGTTCACCTGTGCAGGCACTGCCACGAACGACCACTCGTAAGCGTCAAGCGGCTCGTCAAGAATGTGATAACACAGCTTACCGCCGTATTCACCGCCCTTTTCATGGTCACAGCCGCCCTTGTACATATCCGCTCCGCATACAGAGCAAAGCTTCTTTCCCATGGTGCAGCTAACGGATACCTCTTTCTTTATTCCGCCTTGGATCTCGCTTATAAGATCGCCGTTAGAAGCAGTTCGCACCATGTAAGCCTTTGCCATAATCCTGCGGTAGACCTCTCCGTCTGTTGTAGTTTTCTCAGGCAGAGTTTCCACCCAAGTGTCGAATATTCTAGCAGTCTGCTTTGAGCTTTTAGGGTCATGGTCGAAAATACCCGTTCTGCCCTTAAAAAGCTCCGCAAGCTTCTCCAAAGCGCCTGATGAAAACTTTTCACCATCTCTGTCAATGTCATTGTCACAAAGCGCCACCCTGAAAACAAAGACCTTGTCCTCCGCGAGCGGCTCTCTCGCATAGCCGTTTATCTTTTCAAGCTCCTCGCCTGATACTGTTTCGCTCATTGCATTTCCTCCTTTTTTCTCTCGTTCTCTACCCTTTCGTTTTCTAGCTCCGCCGCCTTAGCCTGCGCATTGTAAAGCCTTGACTTCGCCAACGCTTCCTCATCCTGAAGATTTATGTTGTCCCACTCTATCTCCACCCCACAAGCATATCCGTTAAGCCTTAAAAACGCCTCGCATATCTCTCTGAGTATAGGTTCAAGCAGTCTGCGGTAATATTCAAGCTCGCTTGTGAGGATATCCGATTGCTGTGCAGACATTCGCTCAGTGGTTGACCAGTTCAGCCCAAGCAAAAACGGTGGTATTGAAAGCTTCGCTACAAGCTGTTCCATAAGCTGTCTGACAGGTATCTCCGTGTCTATCATCTGATTGTCAGCGCCTATGACCTTTATGTCCACATCGCCCACAGCCACAAAATCCTGCACCGAGCCGTTTCGTGAAGCCCTCATGCCCCTGCTCCATTCCTGAGCTATCTGCTCTGCACGTTCCTTGGCTCTCGCCCTGTCGCTCTCCCCCTCAGGGTGATAAGTCACCGCATAGCGCACATTTCCTACCCTGTCGAAGTTCTGCCCCATGCACTCGTAAATTCGCATAAGTATCTCGCTCAGCGCAGGCAATCCACGGAGTATGGACACTCCGTCAGGGTGCTTAGGACTAGGATTGAGCGCCGTGTAAAGCAGTTTTTCAGGACTTCTTACCGGTATCTCCTCACCGCTTCCCATGTAAAAAATACGTTTTTCAAAAGCGTTCCTGCCCTCACGCACTCTGTACAAAGTCGGGTCGCCAACATATATCCCCTTGACCTTTCCAGTTCTGTAATCTGCATATATCCTGCCTATCGCCTTGCCGTATGTAAGCAGTGAATCCAGATACATATCCGCAAAAGTGTAAATGGACTTTCCCGACACCCCCACGGAAACCTCTCTGCAAAACCTGTCAAGCTCCACCTGCGCCCTCTCGTCACAAGCCGTAACCTTAAAGCCCCCTGTGAGCCTTATTATCTTGCCGAAGCAAGCGTCGATAACAGGCACGTTCGCCCTCAGTGCGTCATAAAGCTCCTGCTGAAAAACCCCCTCAGGCGCAAGCCTGTAATGAAACCCCGACTCTCTGTCAGAGCCTGCCGTGTTCGGCACAAATTCACGGACCTTCTTTCTGAAAATACTCATTTTCTCTCCTTTCTTTCTGTACACTTTTTCGTACTAATGTTCAACTGTCAGCACAAAAAAGTCGTCCTTTTCACGTCCCAGACATTCTGCTGCAAAGTATCTCATATCATCCATGGCGTGATCGTTCTCTTTCACAGGTGCGTCCTTTCCTGCCTTTTCGTCCCAGCGGTAAAGATTTATCTCACGAAGCGTATCACGACACCTGCGGTTTATCCTTATCCTGCCGTCCTTTATGCAGTCCGACACAAGCCTGATACCCGAAACAACGTCGTTCTTTGCAGGCTGGACAGTGAATTTTCCATGCCTGCGTATGCACTGTATGAACGAAGCCGCCGAGGGGTCGCAAATGACCTTTTCGATGCAAAGCCCGTCGGCAAGCTCTTCAAGCCCCTTGTAATGCTCCTCGTCAGTTTTCTGCATACCTTCACGGCGAGAATCATAGTAATACTCCCTGAGCCTGTACCATACTCCACCACTCTCGCCCCAAAGCCCGAAGCTTGAAGGATTAACAGTGCCGTAATCACAGCTTATTACATACCGCTCGCACTGTATATCCCCCTCAAAGACGTTTTTCTCCTCGTCGAACATAGGGTAAACAAGCCCCTCTGCCGCCGTCCATTTGCCAAGTACAAAACGCTCGTAAAACGTCCCCGTATATATCCTGTGATAGCGTTCTATCACCGCCCGCTCAAGGGTCGGATTGTCCTCCAGCACAAAATGTCTGTAGATAAGCCGCTTTTCCTCCGCCTTGTCTATCCACTCTTTCTTGAACCAGTGGTAAGGATTGTCAGGATTGCAGTTGAACCACAGCTTGCTCCCCGCCACCGAACACCTTGCCACAGCCTGCTCTATAAAGCTTCTGGGCATAAGTGCCGCCTCGTCAAGAAGCACCCCCGCAAGGGTCACGCCCTGGATAAGAGAGGGCGAGCCTTCGTCCCTGCCGCCAAAGTAGTAAAACCTGTTTTTCCTGCCGCAGAAGCTCACGTCCATATAGTTCTTTGACGTGACCTCCACAGCCGTCATGCCC